GGGCAAGCTCAATGCGCGAATTATGCCCCGTTACAGCAAAAACCGGAGGTTTTTCGGGTTCTTTTGGCTTAATTTCCTGCCAAGCGATGGCCATCATGCGAAACGCATCAGCGCAATGGCTGGTGAAATCGTGCCGTGGCCGCTCGCGGAACATCTTCTTCTCGTCGTCCCATTCGCGCTGATACTGCTTGAGCAGCTCCACGCCCTCGCCACAGCGTTCGCGGTCAAACCACACGCGCCGCATCATGACCCGCGCTGCCTGGATGCCGTCTTGCACGCTGAGAGACGGCACGATGGCCATGTGCTTAAGGCCAAGGCTGGCGTCCAGTTGCTCAATGATGGACTTGCCGCCTGATGCCAGCGTCTTGGCCCGAGCGTCATGCGGCAGATAGTGTGTCGCGTACCGATACGCCTTGCCAATCACCACGTTGGCATAGTCGTCAATGGTCAGGCCCGAGGCCGAGTAGTAGTCAATGATCCGCAGCTCGGAACCGGACATCTGCCAGAACCAGATAGCTGTATCGTCGTGGAACCCGAGATCCCAGGCAGTAAACACGGGCAAGTTGCGGTCGTGATCCACGACGGTGATGCGGCCTTCGTCCTCGATGGCCCGCAACTCGCGCCCAAAGTACGCACCCAAGATCGCGGCTTCAAAACTGCACTCAAACTCCTGCTCGTATTGATCCTCGGTCATGCCCCGGCTTGCGTCGGCCAGCTCGTCTGGCTTGATCAGGCCAGACTGACTTGCTTTGATGCTGGTGGAGTACCAATCGGGCGAGCCTTGAGCCTGCGTCCAGATGCTATGAAAGAAGTTGTGCCCCTTTGGCGTGCCGATAAACACGGCCCAGCCCTCTCTGTCTGCCAACAGCGGTCGGATGATCTCGCCCCAGACCCTCGGTCTCATATCGGCCACTTCGTCAAGTACGACACCATCCAAATACAACCCCCGCAGGGCGTCGGGGTTGTCTGCCCCAAAGAGCCTGATGCGCGCCCCGTTGAGCAGCTCAACCCAAAGCTCTGACGCATTGGCCTGAGTGCGCACGTCGGCGGTGTAGCGCAACAGGTAGTCCCATGAGATGGACTTAGCTTGGCTGTAAAACGGCGCAATGTAGGCGTAGCGTCCGTCTGGCTTGCCGTCCATGAAGGAGCGACGGATGAGGTCGTTGATGCACGCTACGGTCTTGCCAGCACCCTTCGGCGGTGGGCGACTAAACACGCCCACCGCGCACTCCTATCGTGAAACGCCGCAAACGCCCTGCGAGGCGAATAGGCGATTGTTATTCGTCGCTCGGTCGCTGCCATTCGATCACGGTCTTGATTGCAGCGCCATCAACGCCGCTGTGTTCGTGTTTCTGTGTCTCGGCCCAACGCATCTGAGTCTTTGACCACCAGATCATTGCTGCCGTGTCACCGCCCATTGCCTTTTGAAACAAGGTCTTGCCAATCTGCCCGTTTGCCTTGCCTTTGCCCGTCACCAACTCAGCACCAAAGTGAGCGCGAAGAGTGTCAACGTGGATGCCATTTCGCACCAGCACCGCAATCTGGTCAATGGGCAGACCGTAGCCTGAGAGCGCCTCGACCTGTTTGCGCTCGGCATCGGTTGGCTCAAACTCAGGTCTGCCGGCGCCTTCACGAGCGCCGCCATTAGATTTGCGTGCGTCCTGTTTTTTTACAACAGGTTTTTCAATCTTGGTTTGTTTCTTGCTTTCCATCTTTTACCTTTGCAAAAAGCATACCAGTTTCTGCATGTGTTGCAATTTTACCTGTGAAGTCCTGCCAGCGTTTGATGATGACGTCACAGTACTTGGGGTCGAGTTCCATCAGGCGTGCAATGCGACCATTTTTCTCTGCCGCAATCATTGTGGTGCCTGATCCACCAAAAGAATCCAGCACGATATCGCCGCCCTTAGTGTTGTTGAGCAGTTGATACTCAAACAACGCCACCGGCTTCATCGTCGGATGCTCACCATTGCGAGATGGCTTATCAAACTCAAGAATCGTAGTCTGCTTTCGATCCGTAGCCCAGAGGTGGCCCGCACCCTCTTTCCAACCGTAAAGGCACGGCTCATGTTTCCAATGGTAATCTTGCCGCCCCATCACAAGGCTGGACTTCTTCCAAATCAAGCATTGCCGCACTTTCCATCCCGCATCTTGCGCCGCGCCTCGAAAGTTGTAGCCTTCTGAATCGGCGTGCCAGATGTAGAACACGGCCCCCGGCTTCATCACCGCATCGGCGGCAACGTAGGCGTCCCGCAAGAACTGGCGAAATTGATCATCGCCCATTGAGTCGTTTTGGATGGTGAGCTTTTCTTTGGTTCCCCCTTCATACGCCACGTTGTACGGTGGATCGGTCAACCACACGTCAACCTTGGCCTCACACAGCCTTTCAAGCGCCTCGATGCTAATGCTGTCCCCACACATCAGCCGATGCTTGCCCAGCACCCAAACGTCGCCCAGCACCGTCACCGGCTGCACTGGCACCTCGGGCACCGCATCCTCATCCGTCAAACCATCGGTCAACTCCACCGGCATAAGTGCTGCGATCTCTTCGGCGCTGAAGCCCGTCAGGTCAAGATCAAAGTCCAGGCCTTGCAACTCGCCCAGCTCCAACGCCAGCATCTCGTTGTCCCACCCAGCGTTCAATGCAAGTTTATTATCCGCCAGAATATAAGCCCGCTTTTTTGTATCGCTCCATCCTTCGGCAACCATAACCGGCACTTCTTTTATATTAAGTTGCCGAGCCGCCATTGTCCTACCGTGGCCTGCAATAATATTACCCGTCTCATCCACCAATATAGGTGTCGTCCACCCCCACTCTTTAATACTGGCTGCAATTTGCGCCACCTGATCGCTGCTGTGCGTTCGCGCATTGCGTGCGTAAGGCACCAGCCGTTCGATGGCCCATTGCTCAATTTTTTCTGCTGGGTTCTTGCTCATCCTTGCCTTTCAGTTTGTTAGTGTCCACTTACTTGTTGGGAACAACTTTCCCCGCATCGCTCCGGGAACTCGGGAACTGTCCTAAGGGACAGTGTTCCCGTTCGTTCCCGATTCGCGCTGTTTTGCCCCCCAGAACTGTTCCCGAACAGTTCCCGCCTAGTTCCCGAGTTCCCGGCAGTTCTCACTTCTCATTTTTCCTGATCATCATCGCGCTGGCCTCTGCTGGATCGGTGACGACCCACCCGCCATCGGCAGGCTCAATGATCTGCGAGACCAGCAGCTCAGATATTAACTTGCCACTTGCAGAAGGTCGAATATACACCTTTGCAGACGCCTCTTTCACATCCATTTTGTTCACCAAATAATCTAACAGCGCACCGCGCTCAATATAAGGCTGTCCATTCCTCTCTGGCGCACCTGATGCCCACCATGCATTTTCAATGGTGCGTCGATGTGTGGCCAGCCTATTATCCTGCTTTGGTTTTACTTGCTCACTTGATGCCACCACAACTGCGCTGGTGACCGACAATCCATCCTCGTCGAACCAGCCAGGGATCGTGACCTGATGCAGCTCCACGTTGATGTTTTCTGCCAATTCAGCATCCTTGCTCTTGCGCTGAATGATCTGCATGGGCGCATCCTTAATGCCTGGCACGATGCTCACCTCAATGTCCAAAGCGCCTCGCCATGCTGACGATCCACGGGCACGGTGCTGGGCCTCGTCGCTAACGCCCGTGTGGTGAACAAGAATCACGCTGCACTTGAATTCGTGCATCAATCGTGCGCAAGCGTCCAACATCGTTTTGGCATCTTGTGAGCTGTTCTCGTCGCCTGCTAAAAACCTGTGCAGCGTGTCCACCACAATCACGCCGGGTATACGGGGCAACGACCTGATATGCGCTGCGGCCAATTGATAGCCCTCGGGGGTGTTGAGATCGCAGCCCGATTGACTTAGCCACATCGACAGGCTGGTGACGCTGTTGTGGTGCTTCCACGCTGCGATGCGGCCACGCAAACCTTGGTGACCCTCGCCTGCAAGATAGACAATGTCGCAAGGCTTGACCTTGTGGCCCTGCCAATCTGTCTGACCGCTGGCAAGGTGCAGCACCCAATCCAGCACCACGAACGTCTTGCCGCCACCGGATGGGCCATGCACCATCACCAAGGCGTCGGCCTGTATCCAACGCTTCACCAGCCACCTGACCGGAGCTGGCTGGGCGCTGAACAAGTCAGCAGGTACCAGCCAATCGTTGACTGGTGGTGAGAGCAACGCCAACAGATCACCGCCTGCTTGGGCGTAGTCGTTCGCATCGCCTTCATCCGGCGGCATTACCATGCGTGCGCCGTGCTTGGCTGATGCCTGCTCGGCGTACCGCTGGCCGACTCCGCTTTTATCATTGTCGGCAACGATCACTAGGTCAGAAACTGGATGGAGCGCACGCAAGATGCCTGTCACGGGCACAAGGTTGCTGGCGCTGTACGCTACCACCACCGGCCTCGAGGTGACTTGGTGAATGGTCGCAGCGGTGGCGAAGCCTTCGGCAACGTAGATGCTGCCAGGCTCATCCATCAGCCCTAGCACCCAAAACTTGCCGCTTGTCTGCCCGCCTGGGTGGTACAGCTTGCCACCCTCGCCATCAATATATTGAAGCGACGACATCGTGCCATCAGCATCGTACAAAGGCACCACCAGCCTGCCATCGCCTGTGACCCTTGCACCGTGGGGTGAGATGCCCTTGCGTTTGAGGTAGGGATGATCTGGCGAAGCACCTGTGCAGTCGACCCAGATTTGGTCAACCACATCCGCAGCCACCTCGTGCTTGCGGGCTTGCTCGATGTCTCTGGCGGCTTTGGCCTCGCTCATCCTGCGAGCAAACGCCATCTCATCGGCTTGGTTGAGCTGCCTGCCCACCTCTGCCCGCCACGTCTGCTCCATGCCAGCACGCCAACAGCCAAAACGCCCTGCTGGGATGCCGTCAGAGAAGGCAATGTACCAACCAGGCCTGTCACCGTGGCCTGGCGATCCCTTGGTGCCGGAGCGGAAGCGGTGAATCTTGCCGTCAAGGTAGATGGTGTCGGGCGGCTCAAGGCCAACCTCGCGCATGGCGTCCTGGAGCTGCTGCTCCGGCGGGGCCAGCACGGGCGCTGGGGGTGGCGACCATGAGCCGCCGAGGATGTGTCTTAGATCAGCCATCAATCAATCTCCACAAAAGCAACTAATTGCTTCTTCGTCTTTGTCAAACATATCGCGTTGCTCTTTGCTGAATTTCAGCATGGCGGCGTAGGAAGGTCTATCGGTACGGAACTTAGCACCGTCAGGCTTAGACGCCAACGCCAACGCCAACGCCTCCATCTTTGCCCACCACACAGCACGTTCTGGTTTTTCTTGAATAAGAGAAAAAATTTGTGATCCTCCCTTCAAGTAACACAAATCGCAGTTGCCGTGCATGGTCACGCCGTTCATGTTTGGAAGCTCCAAATCAAACGGCATGGCTCTCCAGAACTCTCCGACCATTTTTTTGGTGATGCCTGCTCGACCAAGTGGCGCTAACTTTTCTTCGTGCTTGCCGTAGTCTTGCTGACCAATCTTTGCCAGCCTTCGCTGCTCATCGGCCCTGATGCCAAGCATTGACTCCCATTCAATCCATCCAATGCTTTTTAAGTAGCGGTGAATGGCCCTGACCTTCAACTCCACCGTACAAAACCGACTGACGGGATTGGGCAAGTAGTTGCGTTTGCGAATGACTGCCTCAAACGGCTCACCGTTCCTGCTGGCCGTCTCAAAATCAACAACGCGAAACCGATCCTTAGTTTCATCAGCATTGATGTACTCCACCCAAGCAATCGGAATTTCCCATTCTTGGGCACATCGGTCAACAAAACGCAACGTTGCCTCGTCCTCCTTGCCTGTGTTCGCAAAACACACCCGCGCCTCGTCTGGCAACCCGCCGTTGCTTTGGAGGACGCGCCACAACATATAAGCACTTGTGCGGCCACCAGAAAACGAGATGCAAGTAGGACTGTCTATCTTAAACGGGTCACTCATTAACCGTCACCGTACTGGTGTCGCGCAGATAGTTCTCAATTGAGCGCATGGTTGACTTGCTTGGCCGAGTCTTGCCGTTGACGAGCCTGTATAGCGTGAACACGCTCAGTCCTGTGGCCTCTGCTACTACCGGCAGTCGGCGGTCAGCTAGGCGTTGTTGAATTTCGGTGAGGTTCATAAATGTCAAAAAAAGTTGCAGAAAGTGCTTGCATCCTAGCATCAATGCCGCTACAGTTCAACTCATGCGCTGAACAGATTGTCTGACCAGCGGGCCACCAAGGAACTGACCATGAACACCTACCTTATTACCGCCTACGCAAAACTTTTCACCATCATTCGCCATGTGCAGGCCAACAGCACCAGCGAAGCAGCAGCGCAACTTGACCAGACCGGCATCAGGTTGATGTGGGTTGAGTTGGCTGTGTTTGAAGACTAAATAAATTGCAAAAAGTCAGCACAGGCTGCAAAAGCCTGTGCTATGATTGCATCATGCGCTGACCGGATGTTCCGACAAGCGCAAAACAGGAGAAGCAAAATGGAACAGAGCATGAACAAGCACACACCGGGGCCGTGGAGTGCTTCCGAAGAGTTTGACGACGGCGAAAGCCTTGGCATCGCCATCACAGCGGGCCGACTGGGTCAAGTTGTGCGCGTCTTTGACGTCGGCCAAGAGGGGTTTGCAAACGCAGCCCTGATCGCTGCTGCGCCAGAACTGCTGGCTGCTCTGGAACACGTTCTAGACCGCGCCACCATGCCGAAGTTCCTGCGCGACAAGGTGAAAGCCGCCATTGCCAAGGCTACGGGGGTGGCGGCATGAAGCGCCTGCTGATCGAGGTGGCCCAAGCCACCCTAGCCGCCGCCATCATCGGCGCACCGTTCTTCTACTACTTCATCTTTGTGATGAAGCCCTAATGCTTTACCGCCGCCGGTCGGCCACCGGCACCTACCAACGCCAAACCGGAGAAACCCAACATGGCTATTTCACTCAAAACCACCAGCGGCCTGTCGGCCAACGGGGTCAAAGTCTTGGTGTACGGCCAAGCAGGGGCTGGTAAAACCAGCCTCATTAAGACGCTGCCCGATGTGGTGGTGCTATCAGCGGAGGGTGGACTGCTGTCCATTCAGGACGCCGACTTGCCCTACCTCGAGATCACCAGCATGGCTGATCTCATGGAAGCCTATGAGTGGCTTTCCAGCGGCGAGGCCAAGAAGTTTCAGAGCGTTGCCCTTGACTCAATTAGCGAGATTGCCGAGGTGTGCCTTGGCATTGAAAAGAAGGCAGCAAAAGACGTGAGGCAAGCATACGGTGCCATGCAAGAAGCAATGGCCGACGTCATTCGAGCCTTCCGCGATCTTCCAGGCAGGCACGTCCTGATGACCGCGAAACTGGAGAAAGCCACCGATGAAATGGGGCGCATTTTGTATAGCCCATCAATGCCGGGTAACAAGACCGGCCAGAGCCTGCCTTATTTTTTTGATGAAGTGCTGGCCCTGCGCGTCGAGAAAGACGCCGACGGCGTGAGCCAGCGTGCGTTGATGTGTGACTCGGACGGTCTTTGGATTGCCAAGGATCGCAGCGGAAAGCTGTCGCCTTGGGAGGCACCTGACCTTGGCGAGATTATCAAGAAGATCGGTGGTCAGACATGAGGCCCATGCGCGAGATTGCCGCTGAATGGGCGGCCGAGAAAGAGGTTGAGCGTCAAGCCACCGAGAACCGCCGAATCCTTGAGGACGAAATGGTCAAGTCATTTGGCTTGCAACCTGACCTCGACAGCACCGTCACCAAAGACGTTGATGGTTACGTCATCAAGATCACGGGACGCATTGACCGCAAGGTTGACGCCGACAAGATTCAAGAACTTGCTGCCCAGCACGGTCTTGAGTCGCACCTTGGCACGTTGTGCCGTTGGAAACCAGAGTTGAACATAACCGTATGGAAGAACACCAGCCCACAAATCACGTCTCTTTTGGCCCCAGCGATCACCGCGAAACCCGGTCGGCCAAGCTTTACCGTCAATCACAAGGAGTAAGAACGATGAAACTTTCAGAAACCTACAGCGCAGCAGAGCTGCAACCGTCTCAGTCCTATGAACTCCTGCCCGCAGGCTGGTATACCGCCATCGTCACCGAGGCAGAACTCAAGACCACCAAGGCCGGAACCGGAGAGTACATCAAGGTGCGTTACGACGTGACCGGCCCGAGCTGCCAAGGCCGTTGCGTTTTCGGCAACTTCAACATCAAGAACCCAAACGTCAAGGCCGAGGAGATTGGCCG